GCCCAAGGGGACAATCCTGAGACGGTGCTGATGGCGTGGACATCGGAGCTACGGCAGCAGGGCGAAGAGATACCTGCCGGCCTGCTAGGTGACGGGAGCGGTTAGCTGTCGTGATGGTGTCGCGAAAAAGGTGTGCGGATCTGGGATAGGTTAACATAATGTATCTTCTGCGCAGTAGATTTGACGCTATACGGTCGTTTCTGGAGTAGCGACAGTATTATCAGCTCGCGACAGTCAGTTTGGCAGGGATCGCTGTCGCTTATCGGGGTCGTGGTCGTGGTGTCGATCGCGAGCGCATATCGCGGCCGGAGCGGCGGTGTAGCAATCGAGGATCGACGACAGCCGACGACGACGGACCAACCACACGATCACCTGACCAACCGGCAACCGCCCCAGGCGACCGAGCCTCTCCCGCACCCCAAAATATGACCCTCTCCGTTCATTCTCCTGGATTTTTTCTGCATTTTTTTTGGTAGAAAATTAGGGTTGGGGGTGGTGAGGAAACCCAGGTGTTGCATTTAGGGGACCGTGGTGTAAGATTAGGCGTTGAGGATGAATTTGCCGCGAGGATATGCAACATATCGGGAGTGAGGCGATTTGAGTGGATCGGGTTGAGAAGGCAGGAATTGTGCGTGAGTGGCGTCGCGTGAAGGGATATACGGTATCAGAGGCGGCAGTGCGTTGTGGAGTGACGCGTACGACGATATGGCGTTGGGAGCGAGGTAGGACAGTACCTCCGCGTCGGCGTTGGATGGAGATATTGGAGGAGTTGGTGAGGGAGTGTTGAAGCCATACTACGAGGGAACGGGGATCGTGATTTATCACGGGGACTGTCGGGATGTGTCGGTTTCTGGGGTGTCTGCTGTGGTCACGGATCCGCCGTACGGGCTCAAGTTTATGGGCAAGGGGTGGGACAAGGGCGTGCCCGGAACGGAGTTTTGGGGGCATATCGGGGCGAGTTGCGTGCCCGGCGCCCACATGGTCGCGTTTGGCGGTACTCGGACTCACCATCGGTTGATGTGTGCGATCGAGGATGCGGGTTGGGAGATACGAGACTGTTTGGTGTGGTTGTACGGGTCGGGGTTCCCGAAATCGTTGGATGTGTCGAAAGCGATTGATAAGGCGGCGGGTGTGGAACGGGAAGATTTAGGAATGTCGCCAAACTGGCGTGATTCAAAACGTGATCGTGAACGATTTGGTTCAATGGAGGTTCGGGGTGACGGTGCGGGGCGTTTGACATTGGCGACGAGTACTGCTGCGAAGCAATGGGACGGCTGGGGTACGGCACTGAAGCCTGCACACGAAATCATCACCTTAGCTCAGAAACCCTATGATTTATGTGGCGAATGTGGCATATTGGTTCATAACTTAATGGAGGCGATATGCCAATTACCATCATATGCGAAAACTGCGGGGCTGCTTTCGACGTTAAGCCAAAACGAGTCAGGCGAGGCGTGCGGTTCTGTTCTGTGGACTGCCGTAGAAAAGTGCAGTACACCGGGCGCTTTGTCCGCTCTGATGGATACGTTGCCGTCCGGGTCGGTGATACCTTTGAGCTTGAACATCGCGTTGTCATGGCTCGTCATCTTGGGCGACCTCTTGAAACACGAGAAAACGTTCACCACAGAAACGGCGATAGGGCTGACAACCGACTTGAGAACCTTGAATTGTTCACCATCGCCGATCACGCCAGCCACCATCATCGAGGCCGCGACTGGTCAACCTGGCACCGAGTCAAATGCCTTACTTGTGGGTGTTACTTTCTCCGCCGTCGCCGCCAAACTGAAGCTCATCCTCGCACGTACTGTTCAAGAGCCTGTTACCTCGTCGGAGTTCGTTCCTAACTACACGCCGATTGTGTTGGCCCGGAAGCCGTTTAGGGGCACGGTGGCGTCGAATGTACAGGAACACGGTACGGGGGCGTTGAACGTTGATGCGTGCAGGATTAAGGGACTAGAGCCTCATCATAACTATGGTCGTCCGTCGGGTAGCAACTCTTTTGTCGGTGCATCAGAAGAAGGATACAAGATGCCTTCGACCGGTCGCTGGCCCGCGAACGTGGTACTAGACGAAGAGTCGGCGGCGATGTTGGATGAACAGGCTCCAGTTGCCGGGCAGATGGCGCCATTACGGGGCACTGAGCCACGATCGAACGGTATGAGCGGTCCCGTATACGGTGAAGGTAAAGGAGCTCGCGCTTTTACGGCCCATGACGTGCCAGCCGGCGCCTCTCGTTTCTTCTACTGCGCGAAGGCGTCTCGTTCCGAGCGTGGTGGGGGGAATACACATCCCACAGTCAAGCCACTCGCCCTGATGTCGTGGCTAATTAGGCTCGTGACGCCTCCTGGTGGTCTGGTACTGGATCCGTTCATGGGTTCGGGCTCGACTTTACTGGCGGCTCAGAAACTCAATTTTCCGGTGATTGGTATCGACAACGACGAAGAGTCGTGTGAAATCGCCGTTCGTCGGCTTTCTCAGGGTGTTTTGGCCTTATCGGAGCCATCTGCTTGAATGTAAGATAGAGGAGTGAGGGATGCTTAGGGACAGGGTGAAGCCAGAGAAGTTTGAGTACGCGCGCCGTATGCGGAAGAACCCTACGCCGGCCGAGAGGGAGTTGTGGGAGTATTTGCGTTGCAAGCGTCTTGGTTTGCGTTTTGGTCGTCAGCGTATTCTTCGTGGGTATATCGTCGATTTTTATGCTCCGCAGGTTCGGTTGGTGGTAGAGGTTGATGGGCGCCATCACGTACAGGACGAGTCTGTTGTGTTGTATGATCGTCATCGTGATGGGGTTTTGGCGGCACTGGGTATTTTGACGTTGCGGTTTTGGAATGATGACGTGTTTTCTGATGTAGAGGGTGTGGTATCGCGGATACGGGAGGTAGTGGAATCGCGCCGTATTGGCGGTGTGCGGCCGTTTGGTGGCAAGGGGTGGGGTTTGTCTTATGGGGAGGAAAACAAGCAGTTACGGGAGCAGGTGGGCGCAGCAGAGGCGTTGTTGCTAGCGTCTCGAGAGGGTGTGGATGATGAGTGGTGCGATCGTCGGGATGAGTGGTTGCGTTCGGCAGGGCGTGGTGATAAATGAGACAGAGGACGTGGTTTGTGGCACATCTGGGGGTTGATTTTGGTGTGAAACGGGGGTAGAATGTGACATTGGCAGCGGCTCGTACCTCTTTTTTTGGAAAGTAGGGTAGGATGACGGCTAACGGGAACATCGTGGTCACGTTGACGGGGGATCGGTTCGTGGACCCACTGACGGAGAAGCAATCGATTATCGACGGGATCAGAAAGCCTTCGATCTGGGCGCGGCTACGTCGGTTCTTGTTTTACTGGCCGGTACGGTCACATAGTCGGAGTGAGTACGAGTGACTGATGATGTGTTGGTGCTGGCGTGGCGTCGTGAGCTGGTTTTGACGCAGGCACAGGCGGCGGAGCTACTGGGTGTCGATCGGCGTACGTGGGTACGATGGGAGGGAGGTGGTAGGGTGACGCATGAACGCGGTGGTGAGTGTGTGTGGCGCCGGATGTTGGCGGAATTATTGGATCGGAAGGTAGCGTAGAAAAGTTTTCCACATACAGGAGGAGTTGTGACTTTTACGCCGAATAAAGTACCCGCTGTTGAGGTAGCTACGCCGGAGGTATCGGCCGGATTTGACACGGTTGTGGAGCAGATCGGCCTAACAGTGACGCGTTTTGAGCAGGCTGTGACGGTATTGGAGCAGTGTAACGACAAGTTGTACGGGGCGGATCCGAAGGCAGAGCAAACGCCGCAGCAGGGTACTGTGGCCCCACATTCGATTCTGAACGGGCTCCGAGAACTGCTGTACCGGGTTTCTAGTGTTGCTGACCGTGCGGAGCTGGAGATACGGCGGTTGGAGGAAGGATTGTGATGGGCACCAACTACTACGCATACACAGACACCTGCCCGCATTGTGGAAGGGGTGATGAAAGGATCCACATTGGCAAACAGTCCGGTGGTTGGACTTTTGGTTGGCACGGCATTTCTGGTGTGATGGATGGTGTCGAATTGCGATCGTGTGCCGATTGGTACGAGTTTTTGGCCCGTGACGGTGTTTCGATCGCCGATGAGTACGGTCATTCAGTGACGCTCGAGGAATTCCGTGAGATGGTTGATGCCCAGCGCAACGCGCGCCGCAATCATGCACTGGAATACCCAGATCGCTGTTGGGTTGACGCCGACGGCTGTGGGTTCTCGTCGGGGGAGTTTTCGTGACTGACACTGAACTGATTTCTTTGGCGGCGCAATCGTACTGCATACACGCTGCGTGGCGCCAGGCCGGGCAGGAGCCTTGGCGGTGTCCGGAACCGACCGCGGAGCGGATTGTTGAGCAGGAGCTCGACGCTCGAGGAATAACGGAGCGGCCGGAACGAGGGATTAGATGGGCGGTTTTGATTGGCTCGGCGTTTGAGCTTGCGGAGCCGCAGAGTGCGGGGACGGCGCGCGACAGGCCGTCGACTGTGGAGGTCATGAGCATAGCCGACTTGCCGTTCGGCGGGAGGATTCGGCACTAAGGTGACGATTTATCCACACAATCCACAGTAATGTGGAGAACGAGAAAAGGAAGGTGAATGATGGAGGCGATCCAGTGACATCAACCGCAGTAGTTCCACACGAAGCGTTCCAACCATACCAATTTGTGCCATCGGCGGACCTCGATTGGGATACCACTCAGGGGTTCTGGGACGCCCTTATGGAGCTTGAGGACCAACTCCCTTGGTGGATTGGCGGGATTCTGAACACGACCGAGGCCAAATGGGGCGAGACGTACAGCCAGCTCATCGATTTGACCGGAAAGTCGTACGAGCGGCTCTCGCAGTACGCGAGTGTCGAAGCCAGGGTCCCGCCCGAGAACCGAATTTTATGTGCGCACACAAAATTGACGTGGACGCACTGCCAGCTCGTGTCGAAATTCGATACGAAGACGCAGAAAGAGTGGCTTGAGCGTGCGATCGACGAGTCATGGGGTACTCGGGAACTGAAAGACGCGATCCGGCAGTCCGAAAAGGTTGACCGGCTGGCGCTCGATCCAAAAAGCCCTCCGGAGGTCTCTGCAGAGAAGGCCCAGCAAGAGCCGGAAAGCGGACTGGACGATGAGGTCGACGTAGACGACATCGCGCCAGAGGTCCATGATCGCGTTCCTGACGGCGAGTTCATGAAACAGCCAATCAGGTACAGAATCGACGCTGAGAGCAACGGGCTGACGGTACGCGGGCCCGAAGAGCTGCTCATCGCGCTCGCGAATGTGGTGGAGGGATGAAACATGAAAGCGGCCCAGCCTAGCCAGAGGTTTCAGATTGGCGATGTAGTGATGGTTGTGGATAGAGGTTTTTATCGTCTACAAGAGCACAACCGATTCGGTTGTTGGGGTGTGATCTCGGGTTGTTTTTCCGATGGGTGTTATGTCGACTACGTGGACTGGAACGGTCGTTATTGCACTGCTTGGTGGCACCCCAACTACGAACTCAGATCATTATGTACGGACGTCGGCAAGTTGACGGGTGCGGTGGGCCAGTCTCTCGCAAAACGTGAAAAAATCGTATGCAATTTTGCCGACCCTAACGAGATGTACTGCAGATGGATTGAGGATATAAAGGGCCGGCCCTTGGGGAAGATAGTAAAAGTAGACTTTTATCAACAGACGGCAACGCTAAGGCTACGACCATGGGAGGGTGAAGATGGGCCGACGATAACTCGACCATTCGAACTATATACGCCTGATTGGCAAGAGAGGCTAGAGGGATATGAAAGAACAAACAAAAAAAAAGAACGAACTGCTACATGAAGCTGAGGATGCTCTAACTGAGACCGACGCCGTCACCCTCCGCATAGATGTTCCGAAGGAGGGTTGATGGCGGAAGACCTACTGGCTACACATGCCCGCAGCGACGTGAAAGCGATTGAGGCCGACGAACTACGCAGCTATGCGGATGCGCTCAGACGCAAACTGGGTCGCTACATGCGCAAATACAAGATTCTGCGCGAGCGGCTAACGGAAGTGGAGCAGGAAATCGGCGAACGCTGGCCGTAAACACAAAACATAGAGAGGGTGTTTCATGACTGAAGAGAAGAAGCGGACCCGCAGGCCCAACGTTGTGCGCGTGGCGCTTGAGTTCACGGACGAAGAGAAGGCGGCGATCGGGAACGGACGAAAGGCCGACAACGCGGCGATTACGAAGTGGGTTGCGGAACAGTTGGAGGAACGGCGTGTGGCGTTGCTTGAGGCGCATTACGAGGCCAAGCTGGCGGCCTTGCGTTCCGGCTGGCCGTCGAGTGTCGGCAACACATGAGCGCGGTCATTATCGCTTTGAACAATGGTGAAGCCTTCTACACGAAGGCTTACAGCAACCCTGAAGAGGTGCGTGCCGCTGTGGAGCGTGGTGAAGTGATTCCGGTATTCTGGTTCGCGCGCTGGGGTCGACGGTTCGACGAGAAGCTGTTGTTGGAAACCCCTGAGGTCGCATATTACCTCACAGAACGGGAGATTCCATGAGCAACCACGGCATATCAGAAGAGTTCATTGACGGCATGAAGTCGCGGATGCACCTCAGCCACTTTAAGTACGGCGAGTTGAAGGACTCGTACCCACACGAATACGTGGCATGGGAGACGGTGGGTGCGTGCATCAACAAGTACGTTAGGACTGGCAACAAAGAGTTCTTGATGGATGCCGCGAACTACTGCATGATCGAGTTCCAGTGTCCTGCGGTCGAGGGCGCACATTTCAAGGCCACTGACAGCGCGGACACGCCTGGGCGGGTTCACGCGGCAACTGGCCGGGTGGTGAAGCAGAAATGAGCAAGGGTAGCGTTCGCCGGCCAGCCGTAAAACCGGGATCGTACGAGCGGAACTACGTGTTCATCGACTGGGGTGAAACCAGAACGCGGCCTGCGGGCTGGAAAGGAGATGAGAGTGCCTTACAAACACGTCGGCGCGAGAGTGTATGTGAAGAAGAAGGGGAAGTGGCAACTCCTGAAGAAACACCCGAACGAACAGAAAGCTAGGGCTCACGCTCGGGCGCTGAACGCGAACGTCAAACACAAGGGGGATTAATGCCACCGTACAATTGGGGCGATATGGAACGCAACGAGGACCCACCACAGGTCTCTCAGGGTCTCCAGGGCCTTGTGGTCGGCTCGATTGGTGGGTTTGTGATAGGCTACCTCGCACACATGCTGTTGACCGCGATCCGGGGTTGATGAATGAGAATACGCTCAATGATCGGTATTATCTGGGATCGGCGTTGGTACAAGGAGCATTGGGGTTGTGGGCCTATCCAGGCGATCCGTGATATAAATGCGACTGAACGCCGTCTCGAAAAAGAGGGCGTGTCCACACCTTCAACCATCTACGGTCGCGTCACGACCAATCCAAAGTACGACGTGGTCGTTTTGTGCCTCCTGTCATTCGCACTTGGTTTTGTCGGAGGTCAGTTGATATGACCGGCTTCGCAGACAAAGACATCGAGATCAATGGCATCAAGTTCGATGCGTTGGGCTGGTGGCCGATGGCCCTCAGAGAACGCGCTGACGGTATCATGCTGACTGTACAACTCAAGGATGGCGAGTACACAGGTGATCAGGTCAGCGAGGCGCTGGTTGGGGCAACGCTTTCAGGCCACAAAATACGCGGTGTCGAGATGTTCGCTGTTCCTGGACAGACTGATCACAAGATCGGGATTCTGATATGAGCCAAAGCAAATATTATGCATGGTGGGCCCCTATAGCGATCGGCATTGGTATCGTCGCGTTGGGGTTTATCTGTTACGGCATCGGGAAATTGCTTGGGACGCTGCTGATATGAGTGAGAATACCACGATAACCATATCATCGAGCCACTGCCTGTTGCCTGGTGATATCGTCGAATTCAAAACAAACGACGGCAGAACCGCTTTTATGCGAATAACCGAAGTCTCCAACGCTACCACACTAACGGTGCGAAACCTGCGCTGGTATGAGGTATGGTGGTACAGGATCAAGCGGTTTTTCGCGAGGATTCTGAGGGGTGAAAAGTGACCATGAACCGCCGCGAGCCGCTGGTGAGAGAAACCGCAGTCCAGAACCTACTCCAGTCCTGTGATGCCGTCTCCCGACCGGATATCTGTAAGCAGATCGCAGAGCGGATCCTAAACGCAGACCCATCCGCGATGATAGTCAGTGTGGCAAACGGATGCGAATGTCGCGGGGACGGGATGGTATTGAGTGTCGATGAGAGTAAGGGGGCATGGACGTTAAGTCCAGAGGGAGTGAACCTAAACTGGTGGCTTCAGTTGCCTGACATTGGCGCATATATGAGGAAATATTTGAAATGAACCGGCGCTCGTTCTTCAGGTGGGCCACGGCAACGGGAGGGTCAAATGATCTGCAAGGCTGTGCGCTTTAATTGTTGGGCGACCACCATCGGCCTTATTGCGATAGGCTTGATATCTCAGGCCCTGGGCGAGAAATGGAACCCAGCCACCACATCTTTTCTGGTAGCGATAACGGCATTGTTGTGGAAGAACTACGAATGAAACGGCGCTCATTGCCAAGCCAATGACCAACAAGCCCAAGAAAACCGACCTCCACGGCCTCATTCAGATGCAGGCCATCGGCGCCGTCGAAGAATACAAAGTGGACGGCTCGTGGTCGACTAGCGTCCAACCTCACACAGATTACCAGAAAAAACCGCTTGAGTGGATTGAGAAGTACCTCGGCGTACCACGGAACACGTTGGTATGGTCGCTGAACGAGGGGTACAAGGAACACGATTGGGACGGCGACAAGGACCCGTTGGCAACGACACTTGAAGCTCTGGCGAACTGGCAGGACGTCGGTATCGAGTCAGCGACCGGAGTAGGGAAGACGTACATCGCCGCGTGTGTCACTCTTTGGTTTCTTGCATGTTTCCCTGATTCCCTAGTGCCCACTGTTGCACCGAAAGCCGCTCAACTTTACGGGCAGGTTTGGAAAGAAATCGGGCGATTGTGGCCCAAGTTCAAGGCGATCTTCCCGCAGGCCGAGCTTCTGACCGGTGTATTGCGCATGAAGCCGGCCGTCGAGGACAAGGAAGTCTGGGCGGCATGGGCGTTTGTGTGCGGAGTCGGAGCTTCAGAGGAATCCGCTACCAAGGCACAAGGGATCCACGCTGAACACGTTCTGTTCATCACAGAAGAGACGCCGGGGATCCACCCCGCGATCATGGCCGCGATCTACAACACGCGGACAGACGACCACAATCTCCATCTTGCGCTAGGAAACCCTGACCACCAGCTCGACGAACTCCACAAGTTCTGTAAGGATCCAGACGTTTTGGCGCTCCGGATCAGCGCTGATGATCACCCCAATATCGTCACTGATAGAATTGTCGTCCCGGGCGCTATCGGGAAAGTCCGGTTGGCGCGCCGGAAACGCATGCTCAAGGGTACGCGCCTTTACGAGTCGCGTATTCGCGGCATCTCGCCGAAAGAGGCCGAAGATGCGCTTATTCGGCGGGAATGGTGTGAAGCGGCGGCGCGGAAGTACGAAGACGAGAAGATGCGCGCAGGGCCGCTCTGGATCGGCGCTGACGTGGCTGACCAGCCGACCGGGGACGCAGCTGCGATCGCGCGAGGGCAAGGTGCATGCTGTACAGAAGTCCAGCGATTCCAGGTCAACGACGCCAATGATGTCGGCGATCGAGTCTACAATGAGGCTCATAACCCAGATGCACCCGTAGATCCACGATATATCGGTATCGATAGTGTTGGTGTGGGCGCTTCAGCCGTGAACCATATGCGCCGGCTAGGGCTCAAGGTCAGGCATATCGGTGGCGGCCGAAAGGCTGTGCCGGGGCTTGACCAGGACACACTGTGGAGTACGACCGAACCAGACCTCGAAGGGAACTTGAAGCCATCGGGGCCGCGGATTATTGAGGCCGAACGGTTCGCGGATCTCCGGACCCAGGTTCATTGGCGGGCCCGAGAGGATCTACGGCTTGGCCGAGTGGCGCTACCGTACGACGAAGAGCTATTTGACGATCTATGTGCTGCGACGTGGACAACCCGCAACGGCATGATCGTCATGGACTCAAAGGACGATGTTAGGGCGGTTTTGGGCCGGAGTCCGAACAAAGGCGACGCGTTCGTATACGGGAATTTCGTGCGAGCTCGCATGCCCAAGGACCTCAAGGCCAGTGAGGAACAGATGGAGGCTGCGGGGATGGTCAAATCAACGCCGCAGCGTGATACAGGGCTCGAGCGTATGCGGGAACGGGTAATGAAGCGTCGGGAGGCGGAGGATCGACGGTTCCAGAAACGGTACGGGAGTAGGAAATGACACCGCTTCTGAACTACCACATTGACGAAGAACGCCGGCTACTGTGGATTATCCACCGCAAAGTGGCGGGATCGTCCATACGAGAAGCGATCGGTTGTCGCGTGATGATCGATCTTGAGAAAGCGTTGACGGCCAGGCACTTCCACACAATCACGGTGGTTCGCCATCCGTGGGCGCGAGTGACGTCTGCGGCACACAACCCGTATGATGACGACCGGTCGTTCGCGCAGAAGATCGAGGAAGAGATCTTATCGAAACGGAGTCCGGTACACGTCGATTGGCATTTTCTACCGCAGTGGCTGCCATTGGCGGCGTTCCAGGTAAATCGGTACATCTTGATGGAGAATCTGACGAACGAGTGGCCGGATCTGCAGCGCCGGTATGACTATGGGGAGTTGCAGCACAAGAACCGTGGCGACGCGCACGACTGGCGGGAGATGGATTTCGACTGGAGTTTGTTGGAGCCGTGGTACTACCGTGATTTCGACATCAACCCTGATTGGGAGCGCGAGTGAGACCGCCTCAGCCGCGCCTCAATTTCTTCCACCACGAACCGAGCGATACGTTGTGGATCATCCACCGCAAGGTAGCAAGCAGCTCGCTCCGGCACGCGTTGGGGGTCAAGGCGATGCTAATGCCTGGGGAGGCGAAGAAATACGCGAATTGTCGCACCTTCATGCCGGTCAGGCACCCGTGGCAGCGCATCACGACCGCCATCATCAACACATTGGGACCGTACAAGTGCTCGTTCGCCGAACGGATCCAGCAGGAAATCCTGGGCAAAGAGCGGGTTGAGGACATCGACTGGCATGTCTGGCCGCAATGGTACGGCGCAGCTGGGTTTCGGGTAGATGATGTAATTCCATTCGAAAACCTACCCGAGCGATGGGGAGAACTGCGCGAGGAGTACGGTTTACCGCGGCTTCCCTATATCAACAAGGGCCGATCGCGGGACATTTGGCATCGACCGGACGGGGATCCGTATGACTGGTCGCCACTACTTCCTACTTACGATCTCGACTTCGGGTACTGTGAAAGGTGGAAAAAGACGTGAAGTCTGAGTATCGCGACAACCCTTGTTGGGATGAAAAAAAAAGGCTTGTGCGCGAAAGGTCTGGGGGGATATGCGAGCGTTGTGGATGTCGTGAAGCTGAACACGTTCACCACCTTTGGTACAACGGTCCAATAGGTAGTGAACAGATATATCAACTACAGCACGTATGCCTGGATTGCCATGAGTTTTACCACCCGCACCGGAAATTTCGCGGTCAAAAGGCTCAACGGAAAATCGCACGACGGCGTAAACGCAAAAACAAACCACAAAAACAACAGCCGTCTCGTGGAAAAGCAATTCAAAAAGCTCGTGCCGCATTAAAGCAAAAAGAGGCCGAGATCGACGCCCGATATGCAAAGAGGTTGGCATGATCCGTTGGCCCTGGGTATCCCGAACCCTGTACGATCTCGTGCTTTCGCAGAACGAGAAGCTGTGGGGGCAGATAAACTCGATGGTCGATCGCGAAGCATTCAACGTGGTATTCGAGGAACGGGAGTATCTGCGGGAAAAGGTTAGCGATCTCATGGACCACACTAAGAGAATCGATCGCGTTGAGCACGGCCTCAGCGAAGAGGAGCGCAAGGAACGGGCGGATTTGGGCGAAATGCCGGTTGATATGCAGAAGTATTTCAGTGGCTGGCCGCCGGCGATACGGCAACACCAGATCAACCTGGCATGGGCGCAACGCCGAGCTGGCCGTACGTGGGACGATATATGGGCCGAGATACTGACAAAGCGGAAGGAGCGTGACGATGAATGAGCAGAAGCAGGGACCACTAGCGGCCGACATGAAGCGCTACATCGGACCTCGACCCCACGGTATGCGGACGGTGGTGCGGGTAGGGCCGCTCGAGGAGACGCTGAAGGAATTCCGGTCGGAGATCGGGAAATCACTGTCAGTATGGTACGCTCACGCCGTTTTGCCCGTACACAAAGACATTGCCGTGCGGCTTGCCCATCTTGAGTACATGGCGTTGCCGTGGTGGAAACGGCTGCTCATCAGGGTTGCTAATTCAAAGCTCGGGCACTGGTTCACAACGAAGTTCGGGGAAAAACCCCAAGACACAGAGGAGGAGCCGCAGGAAGAGTCCGAAACCGGCAGCGCATTGGCCGAAGAAGAGCAGGTCCGTACATGCCCTAAGTGCGGAGAACGGTTCAAAGTCCACGGAAACCACAGAATTTGTCCCGTATGTCGAATCAAAGTTCAGCAGTAGATCCCGCAATTCCTACGCACCTATCGTCCACAGCACAATGGGCATTGCGGGTGATCGCCACACACCTGGCCGGCAAGCTCACGGGCAAGATAGAGGTGATATGTTGCGATGGGGGTGTGACAGCCGTGGTACGTACTGAGACAGAAAGGCCGCCTAAGAAGAAGTAGTTGACCGTCCCGGCGCACCGCTATAATATTTGACCATGGATATAACTGAATTCCGCGACGACCGACCGTCTGAGCCATCACCGACCTATGGTGGTGGCGCAGCTGGTAGCGCACCTGCCTTGGGAGCAGGGGGTCGCGGGTTCGAGTCCCGCCCACCATATCTAGTTCGATCGTTACGACTGTCATTGCGACTCAGCTATTGAGTCATTTGGCGGGGTTGCGTAGCGGCGAACGCACCAGACTGTAAATCTGACCTCACTCGAGATTAACACCGCAGGTTCGAGTCCTGCCCCCGCCACTGGAAGGTTGCCCGAGCGGTAAGGGGCCGGGTTGCTAACCCGCGGCTGCGGTACCACGCACCGAGGTTCGAATCCTCGACCTTCCGTACGTACCCCTGGCGGAATGGCATACGCGGCGTCCTCAAAAGGCGTGCAATTCTGGGTTCGAGTCCCAGGGGGTACATGAGCCAGGGTAGCCCAACGGCAGAGGCGACGGTCTTCAAACGGCGTTTAGTGTAGGTTCGAATCCTACGTGTGGTATGTGACTGGCAGACGTGCGCGTTACGGCATACATTACAGTATGCCTAAACAACGGAAGTACACCGAAGAGATACTTGCGCCAATAGTGGCTCGGTGCACGACAATGGCGGAGGTTTGTAGGGAATTGGGGGTAGCGACCAACTCCGGTGGGACGCACTCTTATATCACTAAAAGAGTGAGAGAGTACGAACTGGACACATCGCACTTTCTCGGGAAGGCCCACCAAAAGGGAAAGCCGGGCCGCAAGTTCGATCCAGCGCAATTCAAAGAAATACTCGTGCGAGATTCGAAGTACACCCGATGTCACCTCAAGCGGCATCTATTAGAAGAGGGGCTACTAGAAAACACATGCTCTCTTTGCGGACTTACAGGGGAGTGGCACGGCAAGCCGTTGAGGATGGTTCTCGACCACGTCAACGGCGACGGCAGAGACAATCGACTCGAAAACCTGCGGATGCTGTGCCCGAACTGCAACAGCCAGCAGCCAACGTTTTGCGGTAGAAAGAACAAGGGTCGAGCGCGGAATTGGTAACAGGCCAGGGTGGTGGAATGCAGACACGCCGGGTTTAGGCCCCGGTGCTCATTTAGAGCGTGAGAGTTCGAATCTCTCCCCTGGTATGGAGGGTACCGCTGAATGGTCGGCAACCGGTCCTGAAAACCGGGGAGGCGCACGCTTGGGGTTCGATTCCTCTACCCTCCTTACTATGAGAATGAACGTCAGACGGTTGACGAGGCTCACGAATGGCCACAGCAAGAAGTTAGAGAATCATGGTCATGCGATCGCCCTGCACTACATGTACTACAATTTCTGTCGGAAGCACGAGACGTTGACAAAGGCGAAGGGCGGAGTCCACACCACGCCAGCGATGGCGGCCGAAGTGACCGACCACGTTTGGAAGGTGTCCGAGATCGTGGAACTCTTGGAGGCGACGGAAAACAAAGCGAATTAGCGTCCCCGCCCCGTCCGTTTTAAGTTGGGTTGTGAAGCGTGCCGAAGGACTAACTGGCGAAAGAGAACCCACATGGTGAAGATGCCCCTCACGTCGATTGAACTTTGCTCGGGTGCCGGGGGCCAGGCCCTCGGCCTTGAGCGTGCGGGCTTCGTTCACGAAGCGACCGTCGAGAATGATCGCTGGTGCTGTGAGACGCTACGTGCGAACCGGCCCACCTGGAACACGCTCGAGATCGACCTGCGCATGTTTCGCGGCGACGACTACCGAGGTGCCGATCTTGTGGCTGCGGGGCTTCCGTGCCCTCCGTTTTCGATTGCAGGGAAGCAGTTGGGCCGCGATGACCAACGCGACCTCTTCCCGGCAGCACTCACGGTCATATCCGAGGTACGGCCCCGGGCCGTGATGATAGAAAACGTCCGCGGCTTCGGCTCCGCGAAGTTCGAGAACTACCGAACGTGGTTCGAGCGCCATCTAGCGAAGCTGGGTTACAAGACAGTGTCACACATCCTGAATGCGAGTAGTTTTGGTGTGCCACAACTTCGGCCAAGGTTCATTCTAGTTGGCCTGCGAGCACGTGACCTTGCCCGGTTCTCGTGGCCCAACGGAAAGAGGTGTGGGCCGCCGACCGTCGGAGGCGTACTCCGCCGTGCAATGGCAAGCAGGGGCTGGCCGGGGGCTACCGAATGGGCGAAGCGTGCAAACGCCATCGCCCCTACTCTTGTCGGTGGGTCCAAGAAACACGGCGGGCCTGACCTGGGACCGACACGCGCCCGGCGCGAGTGGGCGGAGCTGGGAGTGGACGGCCTCGGTATCGCCGACGAGGCTCCCGGTCCGGATTTTCCGGTCGATGCCCAGCCCCGGCTCACGGTGGAGATGGCGGCGAAGCTACAGGGCTTTCCGTCCGACTGGTTCTTTGCGGGGGGCAAGACCGCGGCGTACCGGCAGGTAGGGAACGCATTTCCGCCGCCGGTTGCGGAAGCGGTGGGTACGCGCCTGGCCGACGCCATAGGAGCCCACTCAAAGCAGAGGGCAGTATGAGCCCAAAGACTAGAAGTGGTAAAGAGAAGATCCGCCGGTTCCTCTGTGCCAATGTCGGGCGCGTCATTGAGTCCCATGAGATCCAAGAGGCCGCGGGTGGTGCGGTGCAATACAGCCGCCGTCTACGCGAGCTACGGGAGGATGAGGGATGGAAGATCCTCTCGCATCACGATAGCACAAGTCTTAAGCCTGGACAGTACATGGTCCGGGAACCGCCACCAACGTTCGACATCCCCAAGGTCGCACGTAACATCTCTGCGAAGCTCAGGGCGCAGGTACTCGACCGCAATGGGTTCACATGCCAGATGTGCGGGCTCACCCCAGGCGACGTCGACCCGGCCACGGGACGCAAGGTGCGGCTCCACATCGGTCACATCAAAGACAAGAGCCTTGGCGGCAAGGACGAACTATCCAACCTGCGCACCCTGTGCTCTACCTGCAATCAGGGCGCGAAGAACATCACTAGCGAGAAGCCGAGCACCATTTGGCTTCTGTCGCAAGTCAGACGCGCCGGGATCGAAGAACAAGAAGCCGTCTTCAAGTGGCTGCGTGGTAAGTTTGGCTCGTAGCGTGACCTACCGGCCAAAGCCCCGGCACGAGATTGCCCGCAACATGTCAGCCATCAGGTCAACGGGCAACCAGACAGAGACTGCCCTCCGCAAGCTTGTTCACCGCCTCGGCTACCGCTACCGCAAGTACGCCGCAGATCTGCCCGGCACGCCGGACTTTGTGTTCCCGACCGAGAAGGTGGCCGTATTCGTGGACGGTGATTACTGGCACGGGCGGCTGCTGCGCGAACGTGGCCCTGGGGTGGTGCGCGAGCGCATGAAGACACCCAACAAGGACTACTGGATCGGCAAGTTTCAGCGAAACACCGAACGTGACACCTTGGCGACGGAGGCGCTGGAAAGCAAGGGATGGACCGTCCTCCGTTTCTGGGAGTCTGATGCGGGTCGCGACATAGAAGGTACGGCACGGCGTATCATCCGGACCATTGAAGCCCGGCGGCGCTAACCACTCCCATGGAAGTCAAACTGTACCAGTACCCTACGCTTGACACCCTGTCTTATTGGCAGTAATGTGCCAATACGGCAGTCCAGTAGAAGTTCCGGATAGCATGACCCTGCTGGAAAGCAGGTAATCACAGCCCTGGGAGCATTTATGCTTCCGGGGTTTCTCGTTTACGGGGCAAAATGACCGCGATCGCGCCTATAGAAGAGTCTGTGGTTGTCGCTCCTGTTCTTGAGCAAAACCAGCTTTCCGATGCTCAACGAGTTACGAACGACAGTACAGCCAAAGAAATCATGGAGATGCACCTCGCTGGCCTTGAGGCGAGGCGACGGCGCGATCTTCTGTCTGAAAAGTTGTTGTTGCATGTAGATGGATCAGGCGATTTACAGTTTGCCGAACTGTACGACAGCACCAAGCTGGTCATTCCGGACTTCATCTCACCGTACAAGAAATCAGAAAACCTCCTTCGATTGATCGTCGACAACGCTGTAGCCCACCATACATCCACACCTTTCAAGTTTCACGCTGACTCACGTCAAGACAGACGGTCGCGTGAGAAGGCTTTAATGGATTCGCTGTGGATCAATTCCATAGCATGGACTCAAGACTTGAACGGTAAGGCCGCCGACGCGCTCTATATGTCGATGTCGACGGGTTTTTGCCCAATCCATACATATTGGTGCGAAAACTCCTACACCCAGCACGAGCCCATCAATCACGCTGCCACAGACGGCCCCATGGCCCAGATCGAACATCTATTGGACGGCAAAGCCGGTCATGTCGAAATATGGGTTGGGAACCCGTTTGACACGGTGTTCAACAACGGTTCGAAACGTGGGTCAGTCCATTGGTGTTCATATGGACGTGTGCTGCCAGCGCAGGCGGTTCGTGACACTTTCGGCCATATGCCGGGTGTTATGGAGCTTCAGGGCACTGATCGGGTGCCGAGTGCGTCGCAGTGGCAACGGATAGCATCGAAATGGAATCTTGATGGCATCGGTAGACACGGGTCGGCGGTCGTTGGTGATACACACCGTAGTCGGCAACCCGAAGAACTGATGACCATCGTTTGCCGTGAGGTAGCGCCTGGATTCGAGACGGCTTGGCCGCGCGGCAGGCTACAGATCATCGCGGTACCTGAAGTGACCACCGAACGGTCGCGGATGCGCAATCCGGTTCTGCTGTACGACAACGAGCTTCCGGGCGGGGATTTCTCTTTTGAGAATATCTATTCTCATCAGCGTAGCGACGATGTTCTCGGTAAGCCGTGGATTGAGGATCTCGACTCGAATCAGGTCGATCTCAACATCGCGTTGTCGGAGTATTGGGAATATCTGCAGAAGATGAAGAATACGCCGATGATCGCGCCGGGCGGTGCCTTGCCTAGCGATATGCTGAACCTAAACGGTTACGACATTATCGAGGTCGATCCGAGCCTGGGTGGATTTACGCCGCGCGTGCCGCAGTGGCCCGCCGAAGTCCTGACTGGTCTTGAGAAAACGATCGCCGAGAAACGACAGGCGATTTGGCGTGGTGGCGGGTATCAGGCAGCATCTCGCGGTGAGTCAGCTGGCTCGAGACAGGCCGCCAAGGCGATCATGGCTCTGCAGGTGGCTGACAATAGTGTACATGCGCCTGTCAACATGCGATTCCGCCGTTCGATGTGCAATTTCGCACAGAAGAACTGGAAACAGATGAAGATGTACGGCGACATCGGCATGATGGTGGACATAGTCGGCGACGATTACCAGCACATGGCAGAACCGTACATCGATCGTACGAAGCTGTCTGATCGGCCGCCCTCATATAGAATGGTTAATTCCTTTGGTCCGAGTCCGGAACTCAGGGCTCAGGAACTATTGGAATTGATGCAGGTTCGTGGCGGTGATGGCATGCCGTTTTTGCTCACCGAAGAGGCGCGGCGCGCATATCCCAACCAAGACATTTTTGTGCACCGGGCCGAACCGAAGGTTGTTGCGCTACGCAGGGCCAAAGAAATCGCCAGTAAGTTCCACGTTCTTGCGGACGATATTCGCGAAAACACTGGGTTCGAAGAGTGGGGCATGAACCATCCGTGGGTGAAACAGTATGCTCTCGCGGTATGGAAACAAGTGGAACTGTCCTACCCGATCATGCGGAACGACGATCTGCAGGCACACATCAATTCACTCACCGAAATCACACAAGATGAAACCGCCGACCCTATTGCGCGGCACGCTGCATTGCGTCGGTTAGACGGATATTACGCTTGGCAGGCCAAGATAGCGGCGCAAATGATGGGTGCGCAGCCACAAAACGACCAGCCGGCGGGGACCGCACCAAAACAGTCCGATGAAAGAGCTGTAGCTAATGAAATGGCTCAAACGGGCGGTGGTGCCGTTCTTGGGTAGGACAGACACGAGGGAGAGAAGATGGCAGAAGAAGGAGTAGCCGCGACCAGCGAAACGCCCGTCGCCGAGACCCCTGCAGCCGCTGCAGAAGATACAGCTGCTGAAGTAGCGCAGACTCCGGAGGCCACACCAACAGAGGCCCCCGTAGAAGGTGGTACGCCCGCTGAAAAGCCTGCGAAACCGCCAACCATGAAGGATTTCGAGAACGCAGTGCGGGAGCGGGCACGTAAGCGGCGTGAGGCCGCCGAGCAAGCTGCTGCTGCGTCGCAAGTAGGTGAACAGGAAAGTAAAGCAGGTGAGGAGGAAGGGGCTGCGGAACCCGCGGAAGGCGAGCCCGAGGCACCAGCGGAGAGTGGTGAAGAGGAAGGGGAGAAGCCGGAGGGCGAATCTGGGGAGTCGCAGTACGTAGAGGTTGATGTCAACCCGAACCTGCCGCAGTACCAGAACCAGTCGAAGATCCGCGTGGCTGATGAAATGAGTGCTCGGATGGTGCGGGCTTTGATGAACAGCAACGTGAAGCAGAACCAAGCGGATCTCGAAGCCACACAGACGCAACTGGCTGAGTACAGAAAACAAATCCAAGAACTTCACGAGAGAAACGACCGCACTGCGGCCGATCAAACTGCATGGCGGAAGTGGGAATCGTCCGAACAGGGCCAGGCAGCTCGTGCCGAATTCACGCGACTGAAGGAAATGGAGCAAAACCAGGAGGTCGCTGAGGGCACGGCGGAAGCGTACTGGCGGGGTGCGTCTCAGGGCTATCACGACATCGCCCAACAGGAATTCCAGGCTCGTGTCGATCAACGCACGAAAGAGACCGAAGAGTCGCAAGCCGCAGAAGCGGCTGAAGTCCGCCAGCAGTTTGTTGACCAAGCCGCTGCAAACCAGAAATACCTCGGTGATTCGTTGCTGAATCACCCGCAATATCAGGAATGGTTCAATGAGGCCATCGACCTGTTCGATTACAAACTGACGAAACATCAGATTCCCGACGTAAAACCCGGGAATGCCCAGAGCGTGCACAACGCGTTCAATAGATTTTTCCGCGCCCAGTTGTTCCAGCATGAGCCAGCAATAAAGGCAATGCAGGAAGCAAAAGCGCAGAAAACAGCGCAGGAAGAGAAGGCTGTCGCCGAAAAGGCCGCAGAAGAAAAACGAATGGCGAAACTTCGCGAGGAGATTCGCAACGAGGTGCTGGCTGATCTCGCGAATAGGCGAGGCGACGTTCCCCGTCCCAGTCCGATCGGGAACCTTACCGCTGCAGCGCGCGACACAACCGCCCAACCGGCGTCCCAAAACGACGGGCCTGCCCCTTCGGAAGAGACTCCGCAGCAAAGACAACGCGCAGCCGAGAACCGTATCCGCGAAAAGGCGCGGCAAAGAGCGGCTATGCGCAGGTAAGGGGAACGTTAGCAACGCCGTAGGACGGCGAGGAGTTCGATAAAATGGCGGACTATTACGGGAGCCAGCAGTCGCAGGTGCAGGGGCTCGCTGATATTTCCGAACAGGTACATGACATATTTCTCGGTGAGGTCGTGGACGCAGTGCCGCGGAGCTCGCCGACAGCCGATCTGTTCGAAGACTTAGGGGCTGGGGAGTACCACTTCTCAGGTGATACCATGCATGGTGCTGTCGATCTGCAGTTCAAGACAGCCGGCATGTCAACCGAAGGACAGATTCCCGACTTTCAGGGGATGGACACCGTTGAGTACGACGTGACGCCTATCCGTCGTTACTCGCGGATCGCGAAGGACAACTTTGTATCGGCACGGGCAACCGGGCCGGGATCCTACGAGGACCAGGACGTACGTTTGTACCGGCTGTTGTGGTCTTCGTGGAAGAACATGACCATCAGGCATGTTATCGGTGCCGCTTCAGGGCTGTTGGGTAAGGTCTCGAGCCGCACCAGCTCAACCGTGTTTGTCATGAAAGACGGATACGGGAACGAAGATACCAACCCGTGCATGCACATCTCCAAGGGCGCCATTCTGGCGTGGTACGATGTTGGGGATAGTGCGATTGAGGGTGCAGGTGTGGTTTCTGACGTCGATTACTCGACAAACACCGTCACCATGGATGCAGCGTCCACTTGGGAGCCTGGCGACACGTTGGCTGCCGACGACCTGATCTACATGGCGACAACCAACAACATCGGCACGGACTACTTCGCTACCGAGCGGAACCTCACTCCGAACGGAGTCGGGACGATTCTCGATCCCGCTGGTGACAGCACGACCGTCTTCGGCATCGCCGAAGGGACGTGGGAGAACTGGAAGCCTTACCGTGTCGCTTCTACCACATTCGATCACCTTGAAGTGCAGGAGCATCACCTCCAGCTCTCTTCGAAGAGCCACATGGACGTGACGCCGCAGACTCATATGTGCGTGGGCCACGGGTCCGTAATCGCACAGCTCGCCCGTACGCTCATGGCGTACCAGCAGCAGTCGAATCTCGGCGGACAGCTGAAAGGTGGTTGGACCGGCGTGACCATCGGGAATATGGAAGCCCGGAAAGACAATTTCTTCTACCATGACGTATTCGCGACCTTCTACATGGATTCGCTGAAACGGATCCCGCTGGGCAAGGACGCCGATTTCGAAGATCAGGACGGTTCGATGTGGGCGCGTATCGCGAACTACGACGGCATGGAAGCGTACGTACTCGAGTACATGAACTACGTGTGCAACAACCGCGGTGCGAACGGCGCTCTGACCGGAATCACGACGGACGTGACGGACTCCGGCTGGGATCCGGTACCCAACTATTAGTTGACAAACAGCCTGCCATCTACTAAGATTGGTGGAAGCACATACTGTGTCTACATCATCTTAGCAGAGGCGGGCCAGATGGAAGAAAGAAGAGAGGAATGGCGGGATGTATCGAGGTGGCCGGATCATGAGGTTTCAAGCTTGGGGCGTGTGCGACGCAAACTGTCTAACGACCGTATGCCTGGGCACGTCCTCAAGCAAAACACTCGGGGGGATGACTATCTCTACGTTGTCTTCCGGGTCCGTGTGCATGCCTTGGTTGCCGAGGCGTTTCATGGGCGCCCGCCAATTAAGGGACAGGTCGTCAACCACAAAAATGGAATCAAGTCCGACAACCGTCCAGAAAATTTGGAATGGGTCACGGAGGCCGAAAATACCGCCCATGCTTACGCGATTGGGCTGCATAAGCGTGGCGCAGGTCATGGCCGCGCTAAACTCACTGATGCTCAAGTCGTGGAGATCCGTGAGCGGTATCAAGGGCAATGGGGTTCGCAGTCTGCGTTGGCCAAGGAGTATGGTGTTTCGCAGGGGCTCATTAGCCAGATTGTCAAAGGCGAAGTCTGGACGCATTTGCCAGTTGGTGATGTCGGTTTTTCGGGACGGCGACCCTTTGGAGAAGATCATCCTAGCGCCACCGTCACAGAGTCTGACGTTAGGGCTATTAGGGCGGAAGCTGCGGCAGGTGGTGTCAGTAATCGACAGATCGCAAAGAAGTACGGTGTCAGCCACACGACGGTTCGTCGAATCGTCGATCGGCAGACCTGGAAACACGTCACTTAGCATTTTGAGTAGTGTTCGTGCCTGCCCGGAAGGGCGGGTTCTGCGGGAGACGGGGCTTGGGCCCTGGTCTCCCTTTTGGTGTTTGCTAGGGTGGGGCTGGTAACGGCCCCGCCCGCCAACAAAAGAAAAGGGTGGATGAATTACCGGGATTGTTAAATCTGCCCAGAAGGACTTCTAACCAGACTACGGCGGCGGGCCGGTACTCGCCTGCAAGGAGAAGTAAAAAATGCCAAGAAGGCGAATCAATCCACTGACCAGTTTTGGTGTGCCGGTGAAGGGCGGCGGAGTGTTGCAAGCCAACACCGAATACCAGTGGTTTGTGGATTACAATTGGGACAAGGGTTTTGGCGACGGTAGGACGCAGGACCGTCCGCTGAAGTACTTGCAGGACGCGATCGACAATTGTGTCGATTATCGCGGCGACGTTATTTACGTTGGTAGATCATACACGCCACTTACCAGTTCACTCCTGTTCAACAAGCACGGGATCAGCGTTATCGCGATGGACTACGGCCTAGCGCCGAAAGCGAATGGCGAGTATTTCTGTCACGATTTTTCAAGCACCACAACCGAACCGGCCGCTATTATCTCGAAAGCCTGCTTCATCTACGGGCTCGGGTTCCA